TAAGGCAACGAGACTCCGAGAACGGATTGTTTACTTGCATTTCTTGTGGTCAAGTAAAACCAACAGAACTTATGGATGCTGGACACTATGTTCCACAAAAGAACTCAAGTGCATTGAGGTTTAATGAATACAACGTAAATGGAGAGTGTAAGTCTTGCAATGGATTTGATCAGTTCCATCTTATCGGTTACCGAAAGAACCTCATCAACAAGATAGGGATTGAGATGGTTGAATACCTGGAGACTCACAATAGAGAAATCAAGAAATGGTCTTGCACCGAACTTTTACAAATCATCAAAGACTACAAACTATGAAAACTGCAATGCAAGAATTAATTGAGCATATTCAAATTAATGCTACAAAGTTTAGTTTAATGAATACTTATAACATTTTAAAAGAAATTGAACCTTATCTTGAAAAAGAAAAAGAGCAGATAATGGATGCTTATGAAAATGGATATGAGGCTTGTGATATGGATGAAGTTATGGAAGTGAATAAAAAGCTAACAAGCGGAGATTTATATTACAATATGAATTACAACCAAAACAAATAAACTATGATTACCATAGCAGCACAAATAGAGGGCATTGCCTCACGAAAGGATAAGACAATCAAACTCACATTGGGAACTCAAGAGATGACTCCTAATGATGCAGCCCAAATCTTCAACCTTAATCAAAAACTTTGTTATGTTGCTCTTAAAGAGGAGCACTTTACCCAAGAGGAAGAAACTCTTATTGCCGACCTTAAAACCGATTTTGACAATATCAAATCCCCATCTCAGCGTTTTAGAGCGATTTTGTTCGTTAATTTTCAGCAACGACCAGATGGGTACAAAGATTTCCAATCGTACTACCTTGCGAAGATGGATGCCCTTTGTGAGCATTTTAAGAATAAATTGGATTAACTTTGTTTACAAACATTAACCAAATGGTATTAGGAGAAACAGAATTTTTAACAGTATTGAGAGAGAACGGAGGACTTTATGCAAAGACTGCTAAGGCTATCTCCGAGATGACTGGCATCCCCATTTCAAGACAAGCCGTATATCAAAGAGCCCAAAATTATCCAGAGGTATTGAAAGACATCAAAGAGGAGATTATTGATGGTGCAGAGGATGGATTGGCTGACTTGATGAAGTGCGATGACAATAGGATCAAACTTGAGGCAATCAAACTTTACCTAAAGACTCAAGCTAAATCAAGAGGATATGTCGAAAAACAAGAGGTTGATTTAAGCGGATCAATCAATATTAACTGGGAGGAAAAAAGAACTTACGTTGGCAATAACCCATCAATCTAATGGAATTATCCATAAAACAAACCATTGCACTTGATCACTTAGAAGACAACACAACACTTGAGTTGCTATTCGGTGGGGGTGCTGGAGGTGGCAAGACTGCATTGGGAGTTTATTGGCAGCTAAAGAATAGGCTCAAGTACCCAGAGACAAGAGGTCTTATTGGTCGTGCCGTTCTAAAGACACTAAAGGAAACAACATTGGTTTCACTATTCCAGATTGCTAAGATGCAAGGATTGGAGAGTGGAAAACACTACAAATACAACGGACAATCAAATCAAATTGAGTTTTACAATGGATCAGTAATCTTGCTCAAGGATTTGTTTGCTTATCCATCCGATCCAAACTTTGATGAATTGGGTTCCCTTGAGATAACCGATGCATTCATTGATGAGGCAAACCAGGTTACTGACAAGGCAAAGAATATTGTTCGTTCAAGGATAAGATTTAAACTGGATGAATATAACCTAATACCCAAAACACTTTACACTTGTAACCCAGCAAAAAACTGGGTTTATTCGGACTTTTATAAACCTCAATTGGATGGCACTTTGCCAACATCAAAAAAGTTTATTCCATCGTTAATCGATGACAATCCATTTATATCAAAGCATTATAAGGAATCTTTGCTAACTTTAGATACGGCATCCAAAGAACGTTTGTTATTTGGTAACTGGGAATATGACAACGATCCATCAACCTTAATTGAATATGACAAAATTATTGATTGCTTTTCTAACACATTTGTTCCTACTGGTTCGCCTTACCTTACTTGCGATGTCGCTCGTTTTGGTAATGATAGCACTGTTATTGGCATTTGGCATGGGCTTCGTGTTCGTTTCTATCAGTATCGCAATAAGTCCGTTGTGGAAGTTGCTGACATCATTAAATCCCATCAACAAACACATCAAATCCCAACAAGTCACATTATAGCGGATGAGGATGGCATTGGAGGGGGAGTTGTAGACATTCTGCGTTGCAAGGGATTTGTGAACAATAGTTCGCCTTTAGATAACCCAGTTACACTAAAGAAAGAGAACTTTGACAACTTAAAATCTCAATGCTACTTTAAGTTAGCAGAGAAGATAAACAACAACGAGATTTACATCGAAAACGATGGAAATATAAAACAATCTATTATCCAAGAGTTGGAACAAGTGAAACAAAAGGACATGGATAAAGATGGCAAAAAAAGGATTTTACCAAAGGATAGTGTCAAAGCATTGATTGGTCGTTCTCCAGACTTTAGCGATGCAATGGCAATGAGGATGTTTTTTGAATATTCGCCAAAATTCTCTGTTGCCGTTTGGTAATTACAAAAATTGTAACTTTGAACAAATAACTTAATATGGGTGTACTTGATTTTTTTAGTAAAAAGAAACTCCAAACTGTTGTTCCAACTTATCCAACGAGTTCCCAAATAGCAATACAAAAAGGAATTGTAACATGGCAAGGTGCAAATGCACAAGGTTATGTTCGAGATGGTTATCAAGCAAACGACATTGTTTATTCAATAATCAAACTAATTACGGACAAAGCAAAGTTGGCTCCATTCCACGTTTATAAGGAGGTGGACACTCAAGCTGCGGCTCGTTATAAAGCCTTGATGAAACAACCAGACAAAATCACAAACTGGCAAGAGGTAAAAGAATTGCATACAAAAGCGTTTGAGATTTACACTGGCGATGCAAGACTAAACGACTTATTGAAATATCCAAACGAGGAGGACACTTTTGCTGACTTAGTCGAGCAATGGTGTGCATTTAAACTAATCACTGGAAATACATTCATATATGCAAAACTTATCGAGGGAGGTGCAAACCAATCAAAACCATTCGAGTTGTACGCATTACCATCTCAATACATGGCTATCATTGCAGACGTGGAAGTCTTTCCACCAGTGCGAGTGGGGTACCAATTATTTTATGGTAAGTTGTGGTCATTTGATCCAAAAGAAATATTGCACGACAAATACTTTAACCCAGCATGGAATGTAACTGGTAACCAGCTTTATGGTCAATCGCCTTTATTGGCTGCTGCAAGAACTTTGACTCGTTCAAATGAGGCTAAGACTGCTGCCGTTAGTGCTTTTGAGAATGGTGGACCAGCTGGGGTACTTTACTTTAACGATGACCGATTTGATCCTAATAGCGGAGCACAACAAGCACAAGCATTGAAAAAGTCTGTTGGCGAAAAAAGTGGCTCATCAAACTACAATTCAATTGCCGTGTCTGGTTACAAGGTGGATTGGAAACAAATTGGATTGAGTCCAGTTGAGTTGAACATTATCGAAAGTGAGAAATGGGATATGAAATCACTTTGTAACATTTATGGTGTACCATCTCAATTGTTAAACGATAGCGATAACAAAACATACAACAACCAATTAGAGGGAGAGAAAGCATTGACTTTGCGTTGTGCTATTCCTTTGCTTGATGGTATTGCAGAGAACTTAAACCGAAAGTTAAAGAGTGATTGGGGTTATCGTGGACAAAACATTTACATTGGATATGACATCAAAGTGTATCAAGAATTAGAGGCAAACAAGACAGAACAAGTTGATTGGTTAGATAAGGCTTGGTGGATTGCACCAGCACAAAAGATGGAAATCATGGGCATCAAGACTCCAGAATATATCCCACAAGAGGAAATGGAAAAACTTTACATCCCATCTAACTTACAAGCACAAGATCAGTTCATGCCATTAGATTTACCAACCGACCAAAACCCATAATATGCAATTTGTAGAATTTTTAAGCCATTTACTTGATGCCAAAGAGCAAACAATTGTATGGCACAATCAAACGATGAGTTATGCAGAGCATAAGGCATTGGATAAGTTTCAAGATGAATTAGCCGAGTTGTATGATGGGTTAGTTGAGAGTGTAAGTGGAATCTATGGTCGCCCAAAGGGTTATTCTGTGGGTACATTGCAAGACTACAAAAGCAGTGACCAATTGATGAAATACTACAAAGAATTGTATTTATACATCCAGACCGAAAGAAAGACTATTTATCAAGAAACTTGGGTACAAAACCAAATAGATGAGATTGCTCAATTGATTGGCAAAACACTTTACCTTTTAACTTTAAAATAATGAAACACATTGACATCGTTCTTAAGTCATTAAACGATTTAAGCAAACACTTAGAAGAAATCAAGGCAACAACTGGTATGAATAAGATGGGTGTCACTCATGCTGCCGAGTTAGTTGCTAATGGTAAAGTAAGCAAACCAAGTTCTTGGAATCCACCAAGTGCAAACGAGGAGAATGCTTACATCAAAGAAAATGGCATGGCAAAGTACGGAATGTGGTTTCTTGGTGTTGATAGCAATGTAAGTGCGGAAGATAAAGGACATTGGCATTACATTTACACAAGTGACTTTAAGACTGTTGATCGTGCTGGATTGATTGCAATCCGCCAAAGGGCTGGTCAACAAAAGCAAACCGATGTGTTTAATGCAGCAGGTAAGTTATTAGAGAAAATTGATGCATAAATGATTTGGCACGACTATCGTAAACTTTACGAGAATGCAATAAAACAATATTCCCCTAAGTTCAAAAAAGAACTACAAAACCAGGTGGATGAGTTTTGTCGTACCCAAGATTATGCCTCAATAACAGATAAAGGGCTCAAAAAGACCATTAAAAGGCTTCATGTTGCCTTAGGAACCAAAATGGCTGCCATTTCCTCAAGAGACATTAAAAAGTCCGTTAAATCGGCTGAATTGCCCCAAGAAAGCAAATCCGAGCAAACTGATATATGGGCATACACTATTTTGCAATTCTTAGACCGAAAGGGAGTTGATAATTTAGCTCAAGAATTAACGGACACAACCATAAAACAAATACAAGCATATTTATCCAAATCGTTAACGGAGGGATTGACTATGCAAGAAACGATTAAGAATCTTCAATCCGCTGGGATAACAAACTATCGTGCCGAGTTGATTGCAAGAACCGAAACGGCAAAAGCAGCTAACATTGGTTCAATGGTTGGGGCGGTTTCAACAAACTTGGTAACTGTAAAAGAATGGATTTCGGCTAAAGACTTTAGAACGAGAAGAATCCCAAGAGATATGTTTGATCATCTTGCAATGGATGGAATGCAAGTTCCTATAGATGCATTTTTCCAAGTGCCAACCAAGAAAGGATTTAACGAACCAATGTTACATCCTGGCGATGTTCATGCATCAGCTGGGAATGTTTGTAATTGCCGTTGTACCTTAGGTTATGAGGCACAAAGAGACTCAAAAGGCAAATTGATGACATACACAAACAATCCTCCAATGGGAGATGTTGGTTTAATCTTTACTTTACTTTCAAATTCAATAGGGAGAGAAATCTCTCAACTAATAGCGGAGGCAATCCTATAACAAAAAAAAT